GGGAACGTATGTTAATGCGGCAAGCTCATCTTTTGGTAGAATTTTTGAGTAATGATAAGTATCGGATGCTAAAAGTCGAAAACTTGCCAACAATTGAAGAGTTGGAACATTCAACAACATACCTACACTCTCATTAATCATTTCATTCAAGATCGAGACCGATGATAGAAATGAGGTAGGGAATGGTTTATGTAAATTAGCTAAATAAAAACCGATTGTGTTGAAAAATATCATATGCATCGCTAAATTGCGACAACTGATTTGATAGAAAAAATTTGACACGGGTTTCCGATTGACTTCCTTGTTCGTTAAGAGAAATATTTCATCCAATAGTCGCTTCACCATGTCTTCGAAACATTCGTCGAATATGAAATCTAGACAACGATAAAAATTACTGTCTTTGCGCGTAAAACCCAGTATATTCGCTTTTTGCAATAATTGACCAGTCGTCGTTTTCACAGAGTTAATTGTACTGGTGATTCCTTCTCCTATTTTCTTCGTTAAACTCGAGAACCAACCGTCACCACCTCTTTGACGTCGTCTTTTCTTAGTCTTTTTCTTACCACCACCAGATGATGTCGTTTGAGAATCAAGAGTGTTTACCTTGACCATGTAGAGTGGTTTAATATATGTTTCAAGTAAAGTATTTGTATCTATGCTGTTCTGAAGTATGCCATTCATGATGGCTTCGTTCTTAATATCTTGAAACTCTTCATAAAGGGACTTTTTTTCACTTAAGGTGTCGCTCCGTTTACCCTCTTCCCATTCTTTCTTAGAATCACGTATTTGGTTCAGAAACGTCGTGCCATCCTCAGCATACTCTTTAGAATGTTTTGATAAAAACGTCTTTGCCACATCACATGCCAATGCCGCTTCGCGAATTAAAAAAGGTGGGTGTTTCTTTGCGATAAAGTTTCCTATGTATTTTGCTGATACAATATTCATTACTGGAGGATCGATGTCGTAACACTTCAAAAGCTTACTCACAATTTTCCCATAGTCCCATTTATTCTTGATATTTTCCCATATGTTACCACCTTTCTGATTCTTCGACCCACCGTCCTGATTGTCACCTCCTTTTTCACTGTCTAGTGAATCGGAGGCAATCCTCCCGGTGTCATCAGGGTTGGCACCTTCCGTTGTACGCCCAAGTAATTCGGACTCACTATTTTTCCCATTTGAAGATTCTGCCAATACTGTTTTCAAAGTATGACCACCATTCTTACTGAAAATGGAAAAAATGTCCATAAAATAATTTTTCGTCGACCGAAATTGATTTGAAATCACGCTCTCTCCGAGTTTTTGATACATATTCTTTAACAAAACCGACATTTTGGAAAACGTTACATACTCGCTTAACGTCCACAACATTCTAGAAACTTGATATTTATAGACATGAAGAAATTTGTAAAGCACATGGTACTCTTTCTTGAACATTAAGAAATTTCTCTTATTCTCTAAAAAACCTTCCTTCAAATCATTGTCGATTAATGGTGTATCATTTAAAATAATGAAAGAGAAGCGTTGGGCATATTTGATCATTTGCTTTCCGATTTCTTCAGTGCTTCCGTAACAAGATTCTGTATTCATTTTAACTTAGACATCATCGATCTGATCGGAACTCTCAGCTGCTTTCTCTTCTCCTTTTTTATCTTCAGCTGGATCTTCAACTGGCTCATTATTGTCCTCAGTTTTCTCCTTTTCATTCGCATCTGAATTGTTGATGATTTCGACGTTTCCTTTTATGTTTTCGACTTTTTCCTCCTCTTCTCCTTCTCCTCCCGATTGAGCAACTGGTTCATCTTTCGCTTTGTAAATGTAGAAAGAACCACATTCTTCTTTAATTTCAATCTTATTCGGTTCATAAATTTTATTTACTAGATCCCAATCCATTAGTTCTAAGAAAAATGCGTTTTTGTATAAAATGCGATCTGCATTTGCAGGGTTGAAAAGGCGGGTGAATAGAAACTTTGGACTTATAAGAAATCGATTCTTTAAAACATTGCCTAACGATTTCATTCCATCGCCACCATTCATTTTTCTAGTACTTCTCTTCCCCTTTTTTAATGCTTTGTTAGTGCGTCTCTTCTGTGAAATATCTATCATTTTATGTTTTATGCTAAATTATTTTCTATCGACTGAACCTTAGAATCTACTATCTCGGACGAAAACTTATGCAGAGCAAACAAGTCTTTTTTTTACATTTCTCCATATGATTCAGTAATTTCTTCGAAGAAAAACAAGCGATTTGATGACAATGGCGATCTTGACATTCAGACATGTGCACCAACAGACTTTTGGCCAAATCGCATTTTGGAAACGTTGTACAGTCAGGTAATACACACTCGGTAGCATGCTTCAGGAGAGCGATTCTACTTCTCTGTATCTGCAATTGTTCTCTTCTTCGTTTCACGGGACAATCAGTTTCGTGTTCTGGAAGCGTTTTCCTTTTCAAGCGAGCTCGACAACCTTCTATAGAACAAGAAACCAGAAATGTACAATTCTGCAAATGCAAATCACGATTTTCAAGCAGTCCTGTCCACTGACATTCTTCTGCGTCACATCTCACGACAAGTTCCTGGATGACAGAGTTGATGGTTCTCGCAGCTACTGGCGGTTTTAACAAAGAGGTCTGACATTGTGGACATGGAGGATTTTCATTGTCGTAGTAATAGTTTTTATACTTTCGGATACATGCATGACAATAATGGTGATCGTTGACACAACAACGGACGGCATTGTTCATGACTCCATAGCATATCGAGCAAAACAAAGATGCCAAAGGTTTGGTGAGAAACATTTCCTCGCGATACCCGCTGTACATGTCACAAGTCCTACACATGTTTCTTCGTCTGTAAATTATGAATGGTTCGTTACAGTCGTATGAAGCGATACATTTATACCCTATACCCACCTTATATACATTATATACGCCATATACATTATGGTTCACAACAATAACAAAGGCTATTGTTTGCATACCTCACACATCATCACAATTTCAAGACTAAAATGAAACGTAAAAGAGAATCCACAAATGATTTGGAATACTTTATCGACAACATCAAAGACCTCATTCATCATGGCGAGAAATTTACATCTGCCAGAAAACAGTTAAGTGCCTATATCAATGGCGAAAATGTCACGACAGAGTCTTTGAAAAGGATTGTCCATGCTTTATCCTCGTTTGACATCGATATACAGAAACGTTTCCTGCATTTTGTTTGTCTTTCAGCCGTGAGAAGCGCTGCATCTACTAGCTTCGCCATGTGGACCAACATGCGTCTTTTCATAGACGTCTTGGATGAAACTTTGCGACTTGGAAACTTCATGGTGTTGAAAATCATCAATTCTTTGGAACGCACAAATGTCTACAATTTTGCAATCTCAGCTTTTAAAGACCTCTTTGTAAAGGAACCTCAATTTGCCCCAGTATGCATCATTAATGACGATTCCAAACTTGTAGAAATTGTTCTTCCACGACTTTTGGCGTCTATTGAACCCAAAATGCGTCATTTTCAGATTAAGAAGCTGGCAAGTCTCAGCATTCGTCATGCTGCTTTGAACTGTTTTTCATGGTTGACAAAGACGTATCCAAGCATCAAGTATGTCAATGAAATCAATGACATGACTCCTCAATTTGTCACTTTCTATTTCCGGGAAGTTTTAAATCGGGGTGCAACTATTAACGAAATCCAGCGTATTACAAATATGGAAACGTTGTTGGCTGTTGCCAAAGTCATTTATGAGGTTGACAATCATCCGCAGACACTGGCTCCTGTCATTTACGAAACCATTGCAAAAATTGATTATGAAAATAAAATGAATTTTACTCTCATGACATTGAAGAAGCGTCATTTCATTTCAATGTCAGATCTTTCAGACATCTTGCAATTTTATCCGATGACAGAAGTGATTGCTTCGGTTTTGATGAAATCAGAAGGTGGACGTGCTTTTATTAAATTTCCAGTCGTTGCTGACAGTTTTTCTAAATGAAACGTTACATCGTCCTTGATTTTGAAAAAAGGGACTTGCCTTTGGAATCAAAATAGTAGAATATGTCATAATAACGCAAATCGACGGTAAATAATAATTGCTGTTTTTGCTCGCAACCTTAAGTACAATAGTGTCAACTGCATAAATTATGTAGAGAGTAGTCATTGCTGGGTACATAAGAAGACAAAATGATTATAATTTAGTCATGAGTAGCTATTTGACATGAAAGTACAATTGTTTTTCTAATCTTGTATGACTTATTCTTGCGCTTAAGTTTCATCAAAAACGAAATCATCCGTCCTCATCAAAAATTATCTAGTCAGTAATCTTTTGATTTTTTGATGTAAGTAAAGCATGTATGACATCCTGAAATCCTTTGTTGACGGCAATGATCAGTGCACTCCATCCTTGTTTTGTTTGAGTGTCCATGGTAGCACCCATTTTGAGTAATTTTTTGACGGCTTCTGGACAATTAAAGAATGCAGCGACATGAAGCGGTGTCCACCCTTGACTATCTTGTCCATTGATTTCTGCTTCTGTCGCCATCTCTAAACGAACGAGAAACAATTGATAAGTTTCTTCATTTTTTCTAGACTTGATAACGGAAAAGTGTAAGGAATCTCGATTTTGTCCCCAAACAGATTCGACGAGATCGGGTATAATTTCCATCGAACATAGACATGCAAATGGGTCTGCGCCGTTGCGTAAAAGTAGATATTTAAGGCGACGCTTCAAAATGTTTTTACCGCAGCAACAAAGGAGAGTATGCCAACCATCATTCTCAAAGTCATAGTGCAAGTCAAGGTTTGGTCCACGGGAAAGGAGAAGATCAAGTTTTCTCATTTGCTGGCTCTTCACCAAAAGACTTAATGCAGTATTGCTTCGATCTGTCACGTCGCGAACATTTATGTCGACGTTATGTTCTAGAAAACATCGAAACATGAAATCTGGAGCATTCACATTGCAAGCGAAGAGGATCGGGATTATGATTCGTCCATTTTGATCAAGAAACACAGAATTGAAATTCGCTCCTCGTTTCATCAACAAGTCAATGATGTTTACTGATCTATGAGAGAAATTTTGCATAATTATGACTGACTGAAGTAGCTTCTCTACAAAAAGCCGATGAATAGAAAATTTAGCACTATAATTGTACAAAATGTCGACATCACTTTCACGTCCCGTGTGGATGTATCCTAAGTAAAAGGCTAAGCGCACTAGTAAGTTGGAAAGTGATTTCGCAGCATTCGTCTCTAGGTTCATGTCTGACATGGTAATGTCTCAAATTGTGAGCGACCGACTTTTCTCTATGTGTGTATATTGAAGCTTATACAGGAGTAAATATCAAAATGGTGGCTGCTGCTCTACCCAATACCCATCTACAGGAATTTCAATTCTATTAGTTGGTATCCAGAATCTTATAGAACTTATCCTATCTCCAATGCAGAAATGA